GAGTCGAAGCACTAATGAGGGCCTGTACTTGGTCAGTCGTAAGCCCCGTGGCCTTCAGGTCAGCAATAGCTGCGGCAAGCGCTGTTGTATCAGTTGTGGTCTTCGTCGACAGATCAGAAATAGACTTCGCCAATGCAGTCTTTGCATCGTCCAATGCCGTTGTCTGAGCCGTGCTTGCTGCGGTAATTTCCGACCGCAACCCAGTTGTAACAGTAGCCGTACCAGCAGCAACAAGGGCATTCACTTGCTCTGTAGTCAACCCCGCTGCCGCCAAAGCAGTAATAGACTCCTTGATTCCATTCAGACTGGTCGTCGTTCCAGAGGCAAGGTCTGCAATGGATTTAGTCAAGCCTTCCTTGGCCGTATTCAATGCCGCTGCTGCTGCATCACCGCTAGTGTTGACGATGGCTTGAACTTGTGCGGTGGTAACACCAGCAGGGATTTTGCTGATCAGGTTCTGTACATCAGCAATGGTGACGCCCGGATTGCTTGCAAGGGCCGTGTTGACGATTACCTTGACTTGATCTGCCGTCAGGCTTGGATTGGCTGCAACTGCATCATTGACAATCTTTGTAACTTGCTCAGGCGTCAGACCGGCAACTGCCGTTTGAGTTGTCCCTGTTGCTGTACCGGTGCCTGCCGTAGTCGTTGTGCCAGTCCCGGTGGCTGTACCGCCAGCAGTAGTTGTCCCGGTCGTTGTTCCAGTGCCTGTTGTCGTAACGGTTCCAGTCCCCGTAGCAGTTCCCGTAGCCGTCCCAGTCGTTGTTCCGGTCTTTGTGTCCGTTACGGCCTTGTCAACAACGTCTTTGTTAGTCGGCAAACCACGGATTATTTCCCTGACTTGCTCTGGTGTTGTCTTTGGGTCAGCAGCAAGTTTGTCAACAATAATCTTTTGGATGTCGTCGAACTTCAGCGTTGGGTTTGCCGCAAGTTCTTCTTGAAGAACTATGCTTATGGTGTTTGGCAACGGCTTGATTGCATCAACAATTTTTTGGCCTGTAGATTGCGCTTGGGTATCCGAAATAGCATTGATGGTTGAAGCAAGGGATTTCGTGCCTGTATCAGTTGCACCAGAAAGAGCATTTTTTGTATCCGCCAAAGTAACCCAAATTGGTTCTTGGGTTTTCGGATCAATTGCAACCGAGTGACCATCTGAGTAGGTTATTAACGCATAACCGTTAGACGTCATTGAGAATGATGTTCCAGACGCATCATCCACGCCAAGCAACGAAGGGATACCAAGCGTTGCTAATGCGTTAGGTGCTTGCGATCCAGAACCTTCACCAAACAATGACCTTCCGCCTTGCGTTGGTGGTTTTGCTGACTGACCAATTGACAGCAAACCGTTTATTGTGTCTTTTGAAAGCTCATCTGCGTTAGAGCCGGATGTGCTAGTTCCAGTGAGGGTCAAATGCAGCGCACCTGTTGCGGGATCAATGCCATCGCCGGGAGTGACCTTTTGGAATCCATTGGCTTCAGCAAACGCTTTCATCTCCGCACTGCTGACGTCCGTAAATGGTTTGCCAGCAAGGGTCTTGGCTTGATCTTCTGTAGCAGTGATGTTGTAGTCACGCTTCAATGCGTTTTGTACGTCAGTGGTCGACATGACCCGACCAGCATCAGCATTGAAACTAACCTTGTTTCCTGCGTTGTCTGTGAAGTTTAACGGTGCCTGCTTTACCCCGGCAGCGTCGATAAACGCTGGCACGCCGTCTTGGAAGAACTTACCACCGCTATCTATCGTCATCCCGTTTGACAGCGTGTATGCCCCGTTGGCGTCCTTGCCAGTGACTGTAATTGCACCGCTGCCCACTGCGCCGATAAGCACGTCCCTTACGGCAACATCCGCAATTTGTTTTGCGGAGTTTTCAGCGGCTTTGTTTGCAGATGTTTGGGCCGTTTGGAATTCTGTATAAGCTATTTGATATTTATTTGCCGCTGCCGCCATTTGTGCGGCAAGGTTGTTGCCCGCTGGTGTTTCAATATCGGCCTTAATAGCATTAAAGAATTCCGTTTTTGACGCAATCGTAGCTTCCAAAGGCGTTAGTTTGTCTTGAATTGGCTTTAACGTCTCTGTCAAATCAAGCGCCGTTTTAGCAGCATTGTTTGATTTAGTTGCCGCAGCGTTTGCAGCTACAGCCGCAGCTTTTTGGTCGTTATAAAATGTCTCTATTCCGGGGGCATAAATGCGCGTAGGCGAATTCTCGCCATCGCTTGCTTCTTCCTTGTAATATTGAAGCACTCCGTCAGCAAAATCATCGTGGGCAGCAAACCCGCGTTTTATCATTTCATCGTTGTAATTGTCAACTACAGCTTTGTTTTTGTCGTATGTGGCTTTATTTGCGTAATACTCAACGTTGGCAGCGTTTTGATCAGTTTCTGCCGCCGTAATCTTTGCAATAATTGGGTCAACTTCAGCCGTTTTTATTGCGTTTATTTGCTCAACCGTTTTGTTGATGGTTGTTCTGGCTTCTTCCGAATCTGCAACTTTTGCCTTGTAAGTATCCTGCAAGGCCGTGTATTTGTCCTGTGCAGCCTGAGCCGCAGTAACTTTGCCAGTCAAATTTTCATAAGAGCTTTTGGCTAATTTGGAAAATTCAGAAGAGCCAAGGTTGATCATTGCTCCGCCAAGGTAGTTCCCAATGGCTTGCGCTGGATCACCTTTACCGCTGATTATGGTGTTCAGGGCAGTGCTGCTTGCGCCCTTGACCAAGTTCAGAGCCGTAGGGCTAAGGCCCCAGTTCTGGTCTTTGTTGATAGAGCTAAAGAAGCTATCCGTTGATCCGTAGACAAGCCCAGATTGGAACCCGGAAGCCATACCACCGGCAATGCTGTCACCATTGAGAGCAGACTTTATGCCGCCCATCACCGATGAATTCAACGCCGCCGTTGACACCTTAGCAAGCTGGACTGCTTGGTCAGGAGTCAGGTCAAACGTCTTCATCATGGAGTCCGTCAAGTCTCCGCCTGCCGACCCAACAAATTTCTTGATGTCTGCCCCAATGTTAGTTTGGGACATGAATTCCGTTGAGGCGTAAGACATAGCAGCCGACTTAGCAATGTCTTCTAGGCTACCGCCTTTTGCCGCCGTAATAACTGCCGAAGTTACGTAAGGCGGAATCATGAAGGCGGAACCTACTGCTTGAACAATTGTCTCAAGCGGATGCTCTACGGCATTGGCAAACATATTCGCCATTGGGGAAATAACCTTCTCAACAACGCTACCGATTGCTTCAAAAGCAGGGTCAAGCGCATTGAAAACATGGTCAATGGCGTTGCCAATTTGATCCATTACCTTTGTTACGACACCCATTAGCTTGCCCTCTTTTCGCCAGTAACAATCGCAAAGATGCCGTGTTTTGAATCAAACCGTGTCTTCAGACCGGGGGCTTTAATCTTTCTGACGGCAACCTTCAGGATGCGGACAATGTCATTGGAGTGCGTAAAAGCAAACAAGAAGTCAAACCCCATTGCTCTAGCCGACTTCAGGAACTCGCCCATGTTCTCAACAAAGTTTGCCGGGGTGTCGCCATTGAACGTCCTCACAAACCCTACCCTGCCTTTCAAAGCAGCAATGGTGAACAACGTATTTCCCGCACGAATTCGAACCAAACCCTTGTTGCTGTACTCTTGCAGGAAGTAAGAGTAGGCCATCCGTTCAGGCGTGACCTTAGCCTTCTTGGCTGCTGGGACTAATTTTTCTTGCGTTTCCTTGTCCTCATGCGCCGCCGCAATGAAGATGTCATTGGGCGAAAGCATATGTTCTTTGGAATCAACGAGGCGAACGGTCATTGAGGGTCTCTATCCGGTTGTTGACGTTGCGGGGTTCACTGCGCCTACCAAAGCCTGCGCCCAGTCCATCCAGTTATCAAAATACTCTGTGCGAGGGATCGCTTCGTTAGTGAAGACGTCAATGGCACTCAAACCATCTCCCCACGTTTTCCAGTCAGTCTGTGCTGTCGGAATCTCTAGCTGTTGGGCAGCGTACAGTTCGCACATGAGCGAAGCCCAAGACTCAAACGTATGATACCGGGGATCGTAGATGATGGAAGGGTTAAGAGCCATAGCCTCTCACATCGCCAAAATCTGCGCTCAGAAGGATTTTGCCCAATTGGTAGTTACCACCAGCAACGTCAGACACAAAGATCAACCGCAACTCACGGCGCTGTTCTTTCATGTCAATCTTGCCAATATTCTTGTCAAACGTGTAGGCCGGACTTAGTTTGTCTTCGCCCTGCGCGAACGGTCGACCGGTAATGTATAGCCGCATCTCGCCTTCCATGACGAAGTCAGGCTCTACCCGTTCCAAGCGAAGCCACTTGTTCACGCCTTCAGCCGTAGACTGTGCTGGGCCTCCACCAACAAGCCCAAGGTCGCTAGTCTCAAAATAGCTTTCAATTGCTCTGACGTCTTGGCCGACAACCTCGTCGGTTCCAATCTCATGCTGGTACAAAGAAATCAAGCCAGCCCTTGTAGAGAACGTAAGCAACGAAGACGCAGACCCGGTTGCCGCTACAGTCATCAGGATTGCCTGAGCGTAGATCGCCGTCACGGGAATGCTAAAGCCAGCCCCAGTCCCACCAATTGACGCCGCAGTCGCACTCAAAACGTCACCGACTTGATAACCCTGACCACGGGCTGTAAGCGTAACGCTAGTGACCACCCCCCCAGATACAACAATAGTGGCCTTTGCGGAGCCTCCAGAGCCTCCGGTAAGCGTTTTGTTGGAGTAGGTTCCATCGGTGTACAAAGACCCCGGAGTTATTGTTCCTAGCGTCTTGATGTTGCTGGACGAAATGCCAGAAACAAGGGTTCCAGCCGTAATATTGTTGCCTGAAATTTCTTGGTTGATTTCAACTGAGGTGTTGTACGTGTCTGAATACAGGAATTGGCTTCCGGATACCGTTGCATATGTTCCAGTAAAAACCGTTTGGCTTTCGGAAGCATCCCAACTCGCTTCTACTGGGTACGCAAATACTTGTGAAAAATACCCAGCAGAACGACAAGCGCCAAGTGCTTCGCCTGCGTCATACCAAGTGTTCTCACGAACGTTGTAAATGATTGCGTCCGTACACTCCGTTGCATCCCCCTTGGGATAGAACCACCAGACCTCGCCAAACCGTGGAACCTTGCAGGCCCAGACCTTTTGGCGCTGGGCATAGTTCAGGTTATCAAAGAAGTAGTTCTGGTTCATGGTGTTTGGAACTTCTTTCACCACGCCGTTGTACATTAGGAAGCGGTCAACCCCGATCCAGTAATAGATACCATCGTACTCAATCGCACACTGGCTTGATAGTATGGATGACTGGCTGCTGATGATGTCATAGCGCCAATATTGGGGAGGGGTTCCTGTCCCGCCAACGTATGAAACACGGATTAGGCTGTCAAGGCTCCAGAACAGTCCAGAAGGAGCGTTTGAACCTCCCCTGACGGGTAGGCCTTGCACAATCTTTCCAGCGGCTACGTTGGTCGCATTTGCATCTGCCGACACCCAATCTTGTGCGTTGCCTGCCGAGCAGTTTTGAATCAACCCGTCATTTCCGTATACAAAAACATAAGGGTGAAGAACAACAACCCCGCCAGATACAGAAATGTTGTTGTTGAAAGTAATAGTAGTCGCGGCAGAGGTTGCTGTTGCAGCATTGGAAAGTTGTACGTTTTGGAATTGTCCAAGCGTAAAAACCAACCCGTCTGTTGTGCCGGCAGTGGTCACAATACCCGCCCCGCCAGAAGTCGTTGAAAGCGTAAACGTTGTTGTGTAGTTGGTGGCGGTGATGTAGTAGGTAGTCCCAGTCACAAGCCCAGTCGAGGTGCCGGTAAAAGCTCCCGCTACTTTCACGGTTTGACCAATAAAAAGACCGTTGGTTGCGGTGCAACTCATTTGTCCAGCCGTACCAACTACTGCTACTGAACCAAGGTTTGGCGCAACGAGGGTTGTAGCTACAACTGTTGTATTGGCCGGAATTCCCGTTCCGGTAACGGTTTGCCCCGCCCCGGTAAGCACAGCAGCAGACGGTGAATAAATGTTGACCGTGCTGTTTAAGACGAATGATTCAGTAAACGTACCAATTTGGGACATTGACGTACCATTGATGTCTCCACTCAACACTGGACTATTGACCGTGCTACTGATAGACGTCAAGTTTTGGCATGGCGCGGCCAAAAGTGTTTGTACTTTTCCAGCGGCAACGTCATAGAACCCATCAAGCTGCCACAAGTTGTTTGGTGATGCGGTGAAGTTGCTAAGGGTGAAATTGTTTACCCCAGCACCAACTCCGTTTTCGTCAAGCGAAAGAACTTGCAGCCCGTTGTTATAGCCGCTAAAAACAGACGTAATTGCGTTCTGGGTGTTCACCCAAATTCCGCGAGAAGGCCCACTCAATTGGCCCGAAATTACCCGATAGCCGCCCATTTTTCGAGGGCGACCACGCTGGAACCTTACCCACCGGCCATCGTTGTAGAACTGCCTGTCCAGCACCGTTCCATCCCGTTGAATCCCCGCCTGCGTGTCAACGGTAAAAACTTTTGAGGTCATTAGAACCCCCCGCCAAAAACTCCTACCGTGAAGTTCCCGCTTCCTGTTACCGCAAGACCTGAAGCCGTGACGTCGACCCTTTGGGTTCCAAGAATAGAAATGGCAAATTCACCAGTTCCCGGCCTGTAAATACCTGTTGTTGCCTCAGAAGCAAAGTTCAATGATGGCGCACCAGCAGTTCCGTTTGACAACGATACAGTCGTTGCACCCGCAGCAATAGTCGACGCATTCAACAAATTAACCGAGTCACAGACCAAAATAATTTGTTGGCCTGCCGGGACTACCGCTGTTGCCCCACCAGAATTTGTAGTAAACGTGATCGTAAAGTTAGCGCCTGTGCCGTTGGTCTGGTTGGTGATGTAGTACACCTGAACCGTTGGTGGAAGGATGACCGTAACATCACCCGACAACGTACCAGTAAATTTCTGGATGACGTTTGCCGCTTCAGATGATGTCAGGGTGTAGGTTCCTGTCGCTACCGCATAGGTCAACTGCGTGAAGTTGAACTGACTGATTTGACCAAGGCCAACCGTGTAAAACGCTGTCCCTGAACAGGCAATGATGCAAGAGTCAGATGGCTGCAAGGAAATCGTCGATGCGCCATTGATCAGGCCACTTGCTGGGGAAACAATCAGCGTCCCTGTCCCGCCGTTACGGATCAGCATATACCAGTCATTGCCCAGCGTAGCCGGGGCCGTCAACGTAAGCGTTCCAGCGCCGCCAGTCCATACAAGAGCAGATGCCCTGTTCGCAGCAACTGCGGTAAATGAAGAACTGAAGGTCGATACCGAATATGCACCGTTCAGCGTGTTGGCTATTGCCCGGAGGCCGTATCCAGCCAACGTAGCTGCGTCTACATTCGACGTACCAACACCGAATGCAATGATCCCCCAAGTACCGGATGTCGTTGCGTTGGCAGTCAGGTAGATGTATTGGACTGTTCCCGGAGCAACCGTCACGATTGCCGTTGCACCAAGGTAGCTTTTTACCGGGATGCTGTATGAGCCAGTGTTCCGGATCAGCGCATCCTGACCAACAGAGGTCTGGTTTGCCGGTGGCATCAGCAGTGAATACGCCCCGGTAGCCGAGGTGGACGTAACGTCCATGATCCGGGCCGCAGCGTCATCCAAGGTACTGCCGTTCAGCGGCCATGTAAGCTGAACGTCAGAATTAAGTGTTATTGAACGGTAAGAGACATCCGTTGGCTGGATGACTTGGCCGGTAAACGGGCTATTGAAGCTCATGAGTCCCTCACAATCGCTTGACGGTCAGCCACTCGCGTGACATCTTCTGTCTGCAACGCGCTGATGATTTGCTGGTATTGAGCCTGCCACATAGGCAAACGCTCATCATTTTTAAGGAACGGCATTGCCTGAAGCAGCGTACCGTAAAGGAGCGCCTGCGGGGCATATTCAGTGAACCAGTTCGACTGATTAGACGAATCCAGCGGCTGGACGCGCTCGTAATACAAGGCCTCGTAAGAGTACGCTGCTGCCGGGGTCGGAGCCACAAGCCAATGCGTATAGTCGTAATCGCAATAGAACTTGGGTACATCTTTCAGCGTCGACTCGGGCCAGTATTCGCGTAAGTATTCGTACTTACGGAGCAAAACGGGGAAGCGCTCACCGGCAACCGTAACGTTCATTGAGACCGTCTTGCGCCACCGCGCTGGCTTGGCAATAACTGGTTCGCCAATCACCATCGTGCTTTCAACCACAACAAGGTTCCCAAGGAACTTGATGTCAGCCGCAATCACCTGTTCCGCCAGCATGATGAACTGGGGAATCTTGATGAGGGTTGCCTCGTCGGTACGCTCCAGATAGGTCGAAACGTCATCGACCAGACTGTCATACGTCATTACTGCTGCTGAAGTCACGGTGATGCCTTTGTGGTTTTGAGCATTTTAAGTCTCATTGGGGGTAAAGACAACGTCAGACGAACAGCTTCGTTCCAGCCTTGTCAATTATCAACGCTTGTCTTCTCGGCAAAATCTCTGGATGGCTTGGGACGCTTATATGCGTCCATGAGTCGAATTCCCTGATGAGTTGGTCATAGGGTAGCCCGGAGGCAATTAAAGCCCGCACAACCGCATCTGGAGGCATTCCCGGCACCCTGATGTCGGCAGCGCACCCTAGTCGGTGTTGGCTGGTGTCCTTTGACCCAACAGAGTCATTGACTTGCTTTGACCTGAACCCGCTGTTGATCATGATCGGCTTGCCACCAAGCGCCGTTTTCACTTGCTCCAAGAACGCCGCCAGCCGAGTCAGATTTGCCAATTCTGCTTCGTTTGGGGTGTTGTCGAACTGGCGATGATTTGTCACCGTTAGCTCTTCAAGCGTGAAATGTTCAGTCAACTTCATCTAGCGGCAACTCCGTTGATCTTCTCCAACGTGCGAAGGCCACCAAGCCCAAGCATCCCAAGAAGAACCGGCATCATTTCAGTCAAGTTTGCCGGAGCAAGGTCAACCGGGTAGCCAAAACCAGTTATTGCCAACTTTGCAATCGGAAGGCCAATCCAGTTCCACGCACAAGCCGTTCCACAGACCCAGCCAATAAATGGACGCCAACCAGACACAAAAACAGACGGGTTGGCCGCTTCGACCTTGTTGATGTCAAGCTGGCCTTGGACAACCATAACGGCTGCGGCAAGTTGCTGCTTTTCCTCTTCAGACTTGTCAGGCCAGATTTTGTTGATAGCCGTATTGACCAATCCAGCTACTGAACCAAGTCCGGTGATTTCCATTGTTTATCCGCCTTGTTTAATCACCGATTCGGATTCGACGATCAGCTTGTTGGTCTAACCGTTCAAATATGCGCTTACAGATGTCTTTTAACTCATCAACGTCACGCCGGTAGTCTTCCTTGGCGACATAGTCACGAGGAATATCGCGGGCATCCGCATCTAAGCGCTCAATGGCACGGGTGATGTTGTTTAAAATCCATCCCCCTAAAAATGCAGCAAGGGTAACGACTGAGTTGAAGATATATTGCATTTCCATGCTACTGCCAGAAGAAGAAGTTAGTGGAGTTGCCAGTGCTTGGGGTGTAGCTAATGAAGATCATGCCAGCGCCACCAACGCCACCAACACCATTGCCAGTTGATGTATTTGAACCACCGCCGCTTCCCCCCGCACCATAACCCAAAGCATTACGCCCAACACCACTAGCAGCGGCACCTCCACCAGAACCGCCACCACCACCGGCAGTGTTGGAAATATCAACGCCGGTGCCACCGTTTGCACCGTTTGCGGCAGTACCACCACCGCCTCCGCCACCCAATAAACCAGCCGTGCTTGCAGCGCCGCCACCCGTGCTAAGTGAATTGTTGCCACCTGTACCACCGGCGCTTGTGGACGCATTACCTCCAGCCGTTCCACCCCCATTACCACCGCCGCCACCGCCATTGCCTTGGGCTGCTGCATTAGTAAAACCAATGCCGCCAGCGCCGCCCGTTCCGTTAGGGCCAGCAGAGCCACCGCCACCGCCACCTGCAACCGCTGAACCAGCGGTGGTTGTAGTTGATCCAGCGCCACCAGCACCGCCCGTTTGGGAGCCAGTTCCACCAGTGCCGCCTACAGACGATGGAGTTGCAGTAGTAGAACCTCCAGCGCCCCCGGTCGCCGTTGATGCCCCAGAGTTCCACGAAGTAGTACCGCCTGTCCCGCCTGTCCCGCCGTTTGTGGCTCCAGCCGTTCCACCCGCGCCAATCGCATAAGTAATCGCGCCTGACAATGTCTGGTTGGATAGGCCGGTGTAGCCACCGCCACCGCCGCCACCGCCCCCTGCTTTGTTTGTTGCCGACCCCGCCCTACCGCCGCCACCGCCGCCACCAGCGCCAAAGATGTAGATATTGTTGCTGGAATTGTTCCAATTAGCAGGAGTTGTCCAGCTTGTCCCGGATGCAAGTAGATACGCCGTCAGTGTTGATGCGGCAAACAATATCCCGCTGTTGTTACCGCCGTTTGTGGAATTAACACCAGAGTACCATTTATAAGGGGCTGAACCATCTGTTGCAAATGGGGTAAAGTTAATATCAGTTACATTTAAATAATCAGTTGATGTAACCGTCCCGCCACTTGAAAGGGCAATAGTTGCTGTAGAAAACGCTGTGGAAGCAGACAAAGTTAAAACATTACCAACAGCACCAGCGGCTGTAAATCCAGCTACAGTTGTTGTTACTCCACTATCAAGCCTAATTGACGTTGCTCCAGTTGCCGCATATGTATTGGTTATATCCAAAAAAGTAGCCGAGCTACTAAACCGTAGCTGCCCAGAACCTCCTTGATTTACAACAGCGTTAATAGTAGAAGTATTTCCGTTAATAATATGAACAGTAGTCGCAGTTCCAGTAATAGTACCTGTTCCTGTACCCGCTGTAGTGGTAAAACCCGTTGGCGCAGCATTATTAAATATAACGCTATTAGAACCGCCAGCAAGAGCTAGTGTACCGCCATTAAATGTAAGGTCTTTAGTACCCGCAGCAGTTGCAAATGTACTTGACCCACCCGATAGCGTTAGTGTTTTACCGTTAAGGTCTAACGTACCATTGGTAAGGGTTACAGCGCCCGCTGCACTTCTATTTGTTGTAACTGCCGTACTAAGCGACCAATTTCCACCTACTCCATCAAATGTAAAACTACCACTAATAATTACGCCATTTGTAGCTATTGTTTTTCCGGTCGTTGTAGCGTTAAACGTAATAACTGCGGTTGTAGTCCATACGGTTGCAGCCACTAAAGACATTGAACCACTAATAGCAAATGTTGGGCTAGTGCCATTAGCAAAAGTTACTGTACCGGCTGAGACCGTAAGGTCTAAACAAGTCAAAGCGCCAGTACAAGTTACGGTGTAGGTTGGCGGCGAATCAAAGAACACCGAGTCAGAAGCTGTCGGCACAGATGCGCCAACAGTCCCCGCTGTCATTGTTTGCGATCCGTAAGTGCCACCAACAGAAACTACCCAGCTATTACCTGACCCGCTTACGATTGTTCCAAGGCTAACAAACGTGCTTGAGTACACCGTCATGCCAGCTACCAAAGCTGGTGAACCTGTAGTAGTCAGTGCCGTGGCAGTGCAAGAAGCCGTAAACGACAGGCCACTTGCCGCAGACCAGTTGGTCGTCGAACTAGTATTCCAAGTCCCTGTGCCGCCTACCCAGTATCGGTTAGCCATTGTTTACTCCTGCGGTGTCGTAATAGCGGCTATCCAGTCATTTAGACGCTGCTGTTTCATGGCTTCAATTTCAGTGTCACTTGGCAACTCTTCGCCTTCAGAAAACCACAAAGCGTCTGAAAACTTACCATAGGTAGTTTGGAACTCAAAGTCGATATACATCGTCTTTCCTTATGCGACAGCAACGCAGCGCCATGTAGTCGTAGCCACGTTCCACACAAATCCAATGTCAAGTCGGTTCGTGGTCACCGTAGTCGTTGGCAGAGCAACCGTCGATGCTGAGAATGACGCACCCCAAGTGATGGCAATCGCTCCGGTGCCCGTGATTGCAATCCACAGCTTCTGGCCGTTGGTGGGCGTACCCGTTAGGTTGGTCGTAAACGAAGTAATCGCAGCAGACTGCCCCGTGATGACCATCATGTCATAGCTATCAGTGTTCAGCGTAGGCGTTGCTGAATTGGCCGTACTTGCCAGAACCCGTGGAGTGATCCGCTTGTTCGTAAATGTATCGGTGCTGGAATAGGTGGGAATAGACGCGCCAGCAAGCGTTGTAGCACCCGTGCCGCCGTTACCTATAGGTAAGGTGCCGGTAACGCCTGTTGTCAACGGCAAGCCCGTCAAATTAGTAGCAACACCAGATGTTGGTGTTCCCAACAGAGGAGTGACAAGCGTAGGGCTTGTGGCAAAAACAGCAACTCCAGTTCCGGTTTCGTCAGTTAACGCAGCAAGTAAATTGGCCGAGCTAAATGAACCAAGTGACGTTGCATTGCCAACCGATGTGACGGCACCGGTCAGGTTGGCATTGGTGGTCACGTTACCGGCAGTCAGGCCCGCCGCCGTGCCGGTGATGTTCGTACCGACCAAGGCGGATGGAGTTCCAAGAGCAGGAGTCACCAAAGTTGGTGAGTTGCTCAGGACAACGTTGGTTGTACCCGTGCTTGATGTAACACCAGTTCCACCATTAGCCACCGCCAGCGGACTGACCGCATTCGCAGCGGTAGCCAGTACCGCAACGGCACCCCCGCTGGTCTTGTAGAAAAGTTTTCCATCAGCAGTATTCAATGCCAATTCGCCAGCAGCAAGATTTCCTGCGGTGGGGACATTGGTCGTTGTAGCGCTGTAGTACAGCGAAATTGGGGTGTAGCCTGATTGAGCCATTAGAAAGTTCCTCCAGAAATGCCAGACCAAGTCGGTGCGCTGGCCCCTGCTGATGTTAAAACATACCCAGCCGTTCCAGCCGCAGTAACTGCATATGCTGTGCCGGTTCCGTAAATGGCACCGCCTGCTGTTGGCGCAGCCGTGCCATTTGTACCGCCGTTGGCAATTGGAAGGGTGCCAGAAACGTGCGTTGTAAGTCCAATCTTCCCATAACTTGGGGCTACCCCAACGCCGCCAGAAATCAACGCATTACCGACAGCGACATCCGCCAACTTAGCTAGATCAGTAACTGTGCTGGCGTACAGTATGTCGCCCACCGTATACGCCGTCTGTCCAGTGCCACCAAGAGAAGCCAGAACAGGGCTTGTAAGGCTAAACTGCGACCCAACAAGAGTTAGTCCTGTCCCGGCAGTGTACGAAACAAGCAGCCCATCAACGTACTGTTTGGTTGCAAGTTGCAACGCGCTGGTAGGATTCTGCGTTACAGCAACAGACGTAAGCCCACTAAGGGTTGTAACAGTCGATCCAAGCGATGCAACGGTAGTACCTAGCGTAATGTCGGTACTAAGCATCGAAATCGTGCCAGTGGACGTTATAGTCCCTCCGGTAAGCCCTAACCCCGTGCTGATGGACGTTACGCCACTTCCAGCGGCAAATGTTTGCCAGCCAAGGCTTGTATACCCAACAAAGCTGCCGGTAGTGCTATCAAAACGCATCTCCCCGAGTGATCCAGTTGGCTGAAGTGCCGTTGACCCAACAGGCACTTTCATCGACCCCGTTCCGGGAATTACCGGATTGTCAGCAAGGCCAATCGTTGGCAGTCCACCAATTGCCGTTCCATTAGCAACGTCAATTTCGTTTGCGGTTCCTTGAATTTCCGTTGCCGCAAATGTCCCAGCCGTGTTTAACGTCAGAATACCGTTAACGCTCAATCCAGCCAGCGAAGCAACTTGGCCCGTCAGCGCGATTGTTGGATTACCAACAACGCCAGAACCGTTGGTAACGCTCAAGCCAGCACCAGAGGATGCGATTGACCGGCCAACAATGTCGGATGATGTTGTCTTGGTTTGGATGCCAGTTGGTGAGCTATTCAGCGAAAGCAACGCCCCAGTCGTCGAGATGTTGAACAGACCTTGAGCGCCACCATCCGTTAAGACCAGACCATTGGTCACACCAACGTACCGGCTGTTTGGAAGGGTAGGCTCCTTGTTTACCGTCAAGAAGGTCTGCGTCTGCGATGGGGATGCAGAGATGGCACCAGTTGTAGTCTGTACCGTTACGCCGTTCTGAACGATAGGAACAAGCTCAGAGCCAGTGATTGTTCCAGCGGTAGGGAGTTGACTGATTGTTACTTGTGCGGACATTATTGACCCTGATCGTTAGTTGGAGGGCTTGGCGCGATCTGGTCTTTGTTCCCCGTCTGTGTCGGCGTCTGCGTGTTCTGCTCCGTCGAAATCTGGAACTCGCTAGTCCCGCCAGTCATAAGGAAGTCGTCAGAAGCAGCTATGTTTGCATCTGGCCTTGGAAACCGAATCGTTATCTTTTCGGTTTTCCTAGCAGCCAAACGGTATGGATCAAGCTGATCAGCGCACCCAGTATTGCACACCCGCAAACCGGGAAAATTTGGATCATTCCGCATGACAGCGTGCGGATACTTCATCTTGCACCTATCGCAAATTGCGATGGCTATGTCGGAATATCCAAGTGTGTCGAGGAAGACCGGCATGGTTACCTCGTATAGACGCTGATATTCGGAGCAAAGTAGATCGGTGAGCGATCACGCTCTTCCTCTTCGGCCATAGAAAGGTACTTGCTTGCTTGGCCTTCAAGGTACTGAATTCGGATCATTTCGACACCCGGAAGCTCCAAGCTCATCTGGTGAGCCAGCATACTGACCACAGCCATGTACCAGCGCTGCGGTATCTCTAGCTCACCGTACAGGTCACCAACGTCCATGATCTGGCGCGAGTACCACACCGTCATCTGGTAGAACGAGTTCTGCGGAACAGGCCACAGATAGATTTTTGATTGCGGGATGGTGCGATTGAACCAGAACTGGAACGGCTGATTGGCCGTAAAGTTCTTGTTTGGGAGGTTCGTATAGTCGTCCCGGTTCAGCCGCGACATTGTAATTTCGGTCGAATTGTTACCGAAATACAGTTCCCGCAACGACAACGTAGTGCCGCTATACGCCCGAATTCGGTAAAACTCTGTTGTCTGACCGGCTTCAATGTCAGTCCAAACCCACTCGCCGTTGACTACAGGAATGGTGCCAAGGTCAGACAAGGTTGTCCAAGTCGTGTTATCGGTCGAGCTTTCAAGGATGATCGACCAAGACCCGGTAGCTGCGGGCAGGAACCCAATAGAGCCAATGTAGATTGGGTTTGCCGTACCGTAGTCCACCGAAATGTTGCCGTTTGGGGATGTCTGGGTACAGATGGTGTCGACATTGCCGTCATAGACATTGGCAACAACGCCACCGGCAGACGAGGTGTATGCGCCATTTGGACGGTTCATCCAGCGGTACAAGACGTTCAAGACGTCATTTCCACCCAGAGGAAGGTCATAGATGTACTGGTCAGCCTTGAAGCCGTAGACCTTCTTGTTGATGGCCCAATACTGGATGCCAATATTGATCAGGTTCGACAACAAGAAGTACAGCGACTCACGGGCCGACAGGACTTGCTCAGACGTCAGTTCTTCGGCCATCTTCCCACAGCGGCGTGCGCCATGATCAATCAGCGTCTGAACTGTCGTTACAGTCGTCCCGGTCGTTCCTGAGTACGCCATTTTCTTACCAACTAGAGTTGGACTTGTTTTTTGTCGCGGTAGAGACCCGACCCGACCCAAGGTTCAAACGGCCAGATTTCCCTGTGTAACTAACAGAACCACCCTTTTTGTAACCGCCACTAAAGTCAGGAGGAGATATAGTTGGCATTGGGGAATAACCACTATCGTCAATTCCACCACCGTAGCGGCTATTACCTGTGTCGCTACCACTACCACCACCAAGGGCTTGTCGGCCCTGTGCCAAAGCCATATTGCTTTGATCAAGGCTATTTCCGACTTCCCCTAGCGATTTGCCAATTTGGCTTGAGCCTTTGTTGACTGTTTCCAAACCACCGTAAGCACCGCCGCCACCGCCGCCGCCGCCGCCGATTTCTGGCGGCATCATTTTTGCAATGTTACCTTTACCGCCAGTGTCGCCAATACCTCTTATTGTGTCCAAAATTGGGTTACCCGTCATTGCCATGATTGCTCCTTGTGTTTAACAAATTACTCTATCACCAACCGGGGCAGTTCCACCGCTTCAGCGATGCCTTAGCGCGAGGAGCGTCACCCTTTGAATGTTCGACTACACCAGACATCCGAGCGCAGAAAGAATCCTTGCGTGAACCGCCCTGTGGCTGGGGTGCCTTCAGGTGCGATCCGGTCTCACGATTGTACTTCTCGCGGCCTTTCTGGGTAAGTCCCGCGCCTTGCTCAACTGGAAGTTTTTCACCGCGCCCGACAGCCAAAGAAACGCCACCAGACTTCATCTTTTTCTTGTCAGCCGCAACGAACTCTTTTCCGACCTTCTGCGGGACGCCACCGAACCCACCCTTGGTATGGGCCGCTGCCTCCATCAAGCGATGTTGGGAAGGTGACTTGCTTGGCATGATCAGGTCACAGGGTTGACGTAGTGCTTTTGCATTTCAAGAATTACGGTGTATGAGTCACCAGCACTGCCGTCTAACGTTGTAAACGTGATTACGCCATCCTTACCAGTTCCAGCGTTATTCCACAAACCGCCAAAATTTGAATAATCTTGCGTGTAATTTGTATTATTTGGAACAGTTTCAATGACTACTGGAGTATTTGCTTTCCAGTTCATTTGCACTTCCAAACCATGCGTCATTGCTGTGCATTTCAAAATGCTTACAGCATCGCAAGCACCACCAGCCGCTGACGGGTTGAGCGCTGACGGCGTTACTTTTGCAACGCCGGATTCGTTTTCAGTCGTAGTCATCGTCGCATAGAACTTCATGATGGCAATTCGTTCGCCATCAAACAATGTTTGGGATGTAGCAGTAATAGTCATGTTCTCTCCAATAAAAAGCAGGGGCCTAAGCCCCCACTTTACTTCAGCACTTCATTGCCCCGCCACGCTTCTTAGGAACAACCGTAACGGCTTCCTTCGACTTCGTGACGCTACCAGCAGGAGGATTGATGAATCCACGCCCTGCGCCTGCTTCCTTTTTGGGAGCAAACAGGTTGTCAATAAAGCTGTGCGCCTTCTTGGCAAATCCCATCCCCATTGGAGGGGCGTTCAATACCTTGTCGTACTCGCCGTTTGAAAGATCAACGTCACCGCCTTCTTTCATTTTCATCTTACTAGCAGGGCCATATTTCAGGTTGCTATCAGACTTAGCTACCCGCATTGCAGGAGCATTTTCATTGGCGGACATACCTTGCAACTGACGATTACCCGGAGCTACCCGGCCACCACTCTTGTACGTCCCGGTGAGGGCCGTGATGCTGATTGGCTTTGGAACAGGCTTGTTGCCTTGCTTCATTGCGACAGGGGCACCTGAATCAACAGCTCCCCCCGCCGCGAAGGCTTTTTTTGCTGAACCACCCTTCTTGTAGCCGCCCTGACCATTGACAACACCGCCAGTAGCGTAGCCACCTTGACCGTCGACAACGCCACCCGTTGCATAACCGCCGCCGTTGCCGTTAACAACACCACCAGTAGCCATCTTGCCACCCTTTTTGAGGGCCAGCTTCGTGCCTTTGCCGCCTTTATGCTCTTGCATATCGTGCTGCTTGAAAGCCTTCTTGATCATGGCCTTGTCTTGAGCCATTTCGCCTTTACTGCCTTCAGCCATGCCACCCTTCTTCATCATGGCGGACATAGGCCCGACAGGAGCAGCAGGGCCAGCACCGGCAGGAACCTTCATAGCGCGTCGACGCATAGCCAGCGAAGGCTTCATAGGCGAAGCACCCATTGGAGGAGCGCCACGCATCGGCATTGGGCTTGGCATTGCGCTTGGAGGCGGTGCAGAAGGAGGAGGAGGCATCATCATGCCGCCGTCAGCCTTCTTCTGAACCTTGCCACCCTTTTTGAGCTTTAGCTCAACGGTTGGCTCGGTGGTCATCATCTTGACCATTGGTTTAAATTGACCCATTTCGCTCTCCTTTTAGGCTTGCGTGACGCCAAAAGCGCCGGTGCGGGTTGCATTAGGGCCGACAGCAATCGCTGGCATAGCAAGCGACATAACCAGACGCTTGGCACCATCCGTTGCGCCACTTGGGGTAAACGTGCCGCGAACGTCACCAGTACCCGTGGTTGCAGTGGCCGTGTCAGCTTTTACAGCAGTCCCGGCGTTCTCAGCCAGCACATTGTTGTAGCCAGCGCGGGTAATGTACGCCAAGTCCAAAATTCGAACCGGGCTACCCAGAACGTCCGTAGTTCCGACCAGACAAACCGTTGCCGAGCCAGCGATAGTGACGCCGCTGATTTGGTAAAACGCCTTCAGACCGGGAACCGCAGTACCCGGAGTCACGACAGTGATCAGTTCGCTCATGGCTTGACCATAAACGTCATAGCCGCTGACGGTCATTGCGCGTGCCGTGGTAGAGCAATTCACCCTCACGCCGCGTGGGCAGTCGAGCTGAATAACCGTTACCCCATCCGCCCGCACCACCGACTTTGCCGAAGTACCGGCAGTCAGGGTCAGGGAACCAGCGCCAGCAGCAGTTTGCGATGCGGCGATGTTGTTCGTCACCGCAGCTTGCGGGACGCTGTCCCAGACGTAGATGCGACCCAGCGGGCCAACACCAATGTCCATCGGCGATGGGTCACCCAGAAGGGCATTACCAGCACCAATAACGGTAGCGCTGGCAGCCGTTTGGCTGGCGCTCACGGTATAGGTGCCCGTGCCGCCCGATCCAGTAACGAATGCCGTGATATAGGCGACAGTACCGACATTTGCGCCGCCAAGCCACATACCGAGGGTGATCGGATCACCAGACAGCATTGCCGTCACGGTCAACGTTGTTGTTGCGATAGAACCAGTAAAGGTAGAGGAATTGGCATAAACACCAGTCCCTTGATAGCCTTGTGCTGGGCCTAGAAATAGATCGTCTGAAAATTGAGGCATGGTCTGCTCCTTGAAAAGTTTGACCAGTTAAACAAAAAAGGCGGGTTTTTTAAGCCCGCCCTGTTACTTACACGCCGGGTGTACCGTACATTGCGCGGGGGTCAGTGAAACCCACTTGGTAACGCTCGGTAGCCTTGTAGCGCATGGAGTCGGTTTCAAAGTCACCTTCCATCGTCTTTTCCAGCTTCCGGCGCATCAGGAGCTTCATGCCCTCTGGTGCATCGGTCTGAACCCACCAAGCCGTTGCGGAGGTCAAACGTGACAGAACAGCAGCACCATCGTCAAGCAAGCCGATAGACTTGATTGGGTTGATGTCGTTGTTTGCGTTGCCAGCACGCAGAACAGACTTCAGCAGAACTTCAGCTTGGAAGACGTTGCCCGGAGCCACAGCGAGTTGCTTAGGAACCAGACGAATCTTCTTGCCGTTGTTGTCCACTGCTTGGCGAATCTGAATCAGCATCTGCTCAAGCGATGTCTGGCTCAGGTTGGCGGCGGTAGCCAATTGATTGCTGAAAGTACCGTTCACGATTGGGTGTGCCGTGCTAATCAGCGACACGCCATCGCCACCGGGGTACGAAGCGTTGAAAGCGCGGTTCAGCACGTTAGCTGCAAGCGTTTCCTTCGTTTCGATCAGTGACTGAGCGAGGTGACGAGCATAGACCTGACCGATACGGATATGGTCGCCGTCTTCAACCAGAACTTTGGTCAACGCGAAGGCAAGGCCATACACGTTGTAAACATAGCGCTGGAGGAAGAGAACACCACCCTGCTGATACGAAACCGGAGTTCCGTCAGGCAGTTGAGGCGCGGCACCGAATCCGTACAGGACTGGCTCTTCGTGATAGTTGCGGGGAATACCTTCTTGCTCACGGAAAATCCGCGACCATTCATCGGTACGTTGGTCGTAAACACCGTCGAAACATTCGTTCAGGATTGGTTCAACAATCGAACGAAAGTCCGTACTACGCATTGGAGCAGCCATTTTTTAGCCTCCTTTAGATTGCGACAACAGACGCTTGGAACTGCGACTTGTTGATCTGAACTTGCACAACAGTATAGGCATCGCCCCAAGCGTTATCTATACCACCATAAAGACCAACAATCTTCATCTGCGCCGTGCTGGAAGCACCAGCAAGCGAGTTGCTCAACGTGCACTGCGACAGACCAGTTACGGTCGAGCCAGCAGCGATGTTGCTGAAGTTTGCCTGATCGCCAAGTGACGTTTGGGCCAGTGACCCGTCAGCTTGGATGATGTAGACAATGTTGGGATCACTGTAGTAGTAAGCCGTCGACGAACCAGCCACGTATGACGTAGAGGCAGGGTAGTAGTTCGAAATACGGAAACGCCCAGTCGTATCAGTCCACGAGAAGCCTGCGAAGGCACCTTGCAAAGAGCTACTAGTGGTTGCAATGATGATATTGCCGTTGGTATCCAATTGGACAGGTTGTCCCTTCAGGATGGCAGAGCCATAACCTGAAGCAATACCGTCAGTCAAGGCGACCGCACGATCCAGACCCGAAGGGTGGAACGAAGGCACCAAGCCGAACGGAGCATTAGTCGAAGACATATGAAACTCCTAGTTAAGTTGAGTCACCCGCTGAAAACGGGCGTCTTTACATTTCGGTCAAATTCGCCAAAGCCTTCGCCTTCGACTTTGCCAAGGCTCTTGCCCTGACTATCACGCGCACCTTGGAGGTTTTCCACCTGAAGTCGAACCTTGTCGGCCTCCTCAAGCGGCATCTCATGGTGCATTTGCAGCATGATGTCCTGATACATCTCCATAGGGAGCTTGTACAGTCGCATCTCGTTGCACGCGATAAAACCTACATCTTCGCCAGCCTTTACGCGGTAATTTTCGAATCCGGGCAATTCATCTGACCTAACAGGAACATAGCCCAGTCGCATCCGCTTATCAATGCTGTCGTATCCGTTGGTAGTCGATAACCAACAAAGGTGCCATCCCGGAATATCCGGAACCTTTGGCAGTGCACTTTGTGTCCATTCTTCGCTCCACATCTTTCGACGTTCCTGCGCGGTCATGAACTTCTCTTCAGGAGCAGCACGCGATAAATCTTGTGAAGATCTTGTTTCGCGGCCACCAGCGTTGAGAGTTTTTTTCAGACGAGAATCCATAATGTTTAGCTCCTAGAGTTACGTGCGTCAGCGGCATACCGCTTGATCATTCGGTTACGTTTTTCAGTGTCTTCCCAGAAACCGGCATCCTTCATAGCCCGAACCTGTTCTGGTTCAAGCACGAAGGAGTTGCCGCCTCGGCTCACTGACTCACGCCCCGACCCCGTCACTACGCTCTTGGGTCTCCTTCTGGAGTATTCGTCGTTACTTTGAGTATAGCGGTGTGGCAAACGTTTTTGCAAGCGGGTGTCAAGTTCATCCCAATAATCTTGCGATTCTGGGTTCCAGCCCTCTGCAACAAGCCTGTTGTCAATGACTTTGGCAATAGCTGTGTCCTCGTCATTTGAGTCCGGGCTATACCAGTCGTTCTTCTCCATCCAGTTATTCGCCAGCTTCATCAGCTTAGGATTAACTGCCCCAGTCTCCTGCGATGTGTTCTGGGTAGCACGCTGCTTGTAGTCCTTCATGGCTTCTACTTTGCGGCGGCTGTCGTACCACATTTCCTGCGCCTTCGTGAATGCCGTACCGTCCGAGTTATCGGTGGCCTCTCGCATTTTGGCAATGGCGTAGTTCAGGCGAAGCTCTTCGTCGTCAATCGCCTTGTCGTAACGGGCCAGATCGGCACCGTGCGTCTTGCGCTCAACAACCGACAGGCGCTCTTCAAGCTCTTGATTACGGCGCTGCAAGAGGCTAAGACGTTGGTCTTTCTCCTCGTTGGTGCGCTTGATGTAATCCTTCTTGGCGTGACGGCGATTGCGTCGAGCTTCACGGATTGCATCCGTATCGTTAGGCTGATCCCGGTCGTCGTCAGACGCACTAGGGGCCTCAATGTGATCGGGAAGGTCTACAGTGGCAGAACCGTCCTTCTCCTCTGTAACGTCCATATCATGGACATCGTCGTCTTTTTCGGTACTCATA